AACCACCTAAAGGTTATCATTGGATGAAAAAAGGTAACTCTTATAAACTTATGAAGGGTACTTACAAACCACATAAAGGAGCTGTTAAAACCGCTAAGTTTGCAGTACAAAAAAGACATGGCTAAACTTTGTGCAAAAGGAAAAGCTGCCGCTAAAAGAAAGTTTAAAGTTTATCCTTCAGCTTATGCTAATATGTACGCATCAGGAGTTTGTTCAGGTAGAATAAAACCTAAAAAGAAAACTAAAAAAAGAAAATGAGTTTAAGAAAGTGGACATCAGAGAAATGGGTGGACATAGCCAATCGTAAAAAAGGTGGTGGCTTTCCTCCTTGTGGAAGATCAAAAGGTGAGAAAAGAAAGAACTATCCTAAGTGTGTTCCATTATCAAAAGCAAGATCCATGACTGCTAGTCAAAGAGCCTCTGCTGTTTCAAGAAAAAAGAAAGCTGAAAGAAAATCAAGAAAAGGAAAGAAACCTAACTATGCCAAAACATAAAAAACTTTGGAAGAAACCTAAAGTTATTATTATTGATATTGGTAAGTGCAAATATTGTAACGAAAACATGACCAATCAAGAAAGTTTTGTAGCCTTTTATCCTAAAGGTAAAGCTCATTATAAATGTATGAGAGAGGATGATAGAAAGAATAATTAAATATGCCGAATAACTTTTTTAATCAATTCATACCATTGTTGTTTATATTTACTATCTTTGGTTTTGTTATACAAATTAGCTAAATAATCTAATTGATCTTGGTCTTCATCTCTAATTGTTTTGTCGTTAAGCCAATCAAACTTCTTGCCTGACTGACTTAACGATTTCATTTATTGTTCTATTGATTTGATTTCTTCCTCAATATATGAGTCAGATATATCGTTATATGAATTGGGATTAGGATATAACTTTTCATTTCTTACTTGATTACATCTGTTAATTTCAGGAAACCTATCTTCATATTTTAAATGACTAGTAAAGTTTTCAAAGTTAAATCCATCTGAGAAATAACTTACTGGCACATTAAAAAAATGAGCTAACCAACCCATTAAAAATGCACTCAATCCATTGTAACCTTTTTCGTATTTCTGAATTTGTTGAAAGGTAACATTTATTTCCTTTGCAACATCTGATTGACTCATCTTATGTAGTAGTCTTAAATTTCTTAATTTAGTTCCAACATGAGTATTAAATCTAATACTGTTGGGATCTTTTGGTTTTGCAGACATGAATAGCCTTCCTTTCTTGTTGTTTTTTTATATTTAGCAAAAATTATTTACTGTTCGTAGATAGCTTTTGCGTCTTTATTTTGAGCATCAACAATTCTTCTTACTAATTGTTTGTACTCTACATAGTCCTTTAGTGTATGAACGCACATTCTTGTATCAACAGAAGCCATGATCTTGTTATGGCATTTTTGTAGCTTTCCATACAGTCTAGGAATATCGTTACTTAGGTTCATTCCCATCCTCCTTTTTTATAATTGAATGCACTAGATTTTTATGGGTTATTTCTTTTACAACCGCATTATCTGTTGCATTCATTTGACCTGCCGCCTTCTCAACAGAATCAAATTCCTCCTCAAGAGTTGCAGTAAATTCATAGTAATATATTTTTTTACAACTCATAGTAATTATTGACTTTTAATTTACTGTTTTTTATATGCTTCGTCAACATATACTTTCTCATAAAAACATTGTCTGATTTTATCAATTTTAACTTCTCAGCGTTCTTTAATAAGATACCAACTCTTTGTTTAGTTAAGTTTAATGCTTTACCAATCTCATCTAATTTTGGAAAACAATCATGTTCATCATAATAAGCAGACATAAAATCTATGATTTGTTTTATTCTAGGACTGTAAAATATCTTAGCCATTATTCATCCTTCTCTTTCATATTTTTAAGCATAGTCTTTAATAAATCATTATATCCTGCAATATCTTTATGAGTATCTTCTTTGTATATATCTTGTTTACTTCCATCATCAATTGTTCTGGTTAATTTTAATACAATCATAAGCTGTGGAACAATAGTAATCGGTACTTTAATTTTATGTCCATTAATTACTTCTAATGTTGATTGAATAAAGTTTGCAATAATGTATGCGTTCTTATCAAAATCACCATATTCCATTTGTTTTTTTTCAAGCATTTGCTTGACCATTTTTTCTCCTATATCTATCCATTTAACATTGTCGTCTGACATACATTCTCCTTTATTTTATTTACAAATACATCCATAAAAACTTCCGCTTCCATCATTCATAATATGTTCATTGAATGGCACATCAGCATAAGTTGTTAATTTTAATCTAAGTATTTCACAAAGATCAAAACAATTTATAGAACCAACTAATTTTATATTTTCTAACATCTGTTTTGTTACTGGGTACAAATTATAAATACCATCATTTAAAACAATTAAATCCATAATTAAAAGGGGTGGCAGTTAACTAACTTTGAGGGAGCAAAAAAAACCCACCACCCCATCTATTACAAGTTATGCTTGTTTAGGTTTTCTTTCTTGTAATTTGTGAACAATCTTTCCATCTGGTTTGGTATTAATCCATTCAGTAAGATTGATTGTATCTCCTTGTTTTAAATCTTGGCTGACCTTAAATGATCCCCAAAACTTTTCAGGATTTTCATTATCTCTATTCAAAAATCCTTCTCCTTCTTTTAATTCAAACGCCATAGTTTAACTCCTTTTATTATTATGTTTGATTCTTAATGCGTTAAATTTCTTAAAGTTATCAGACTTGAAAAACGCATCCCAAATTCCAGCCTTACTTATTCTAGTCTTGAGGTTTTCTAATTCACTTTTCAAGACTGTAGAATTCTTGTTATCTTTATTTTGTTCAATAACATCTAATTGAGTTGCAATATAAATGTCATCTATCTTAGTTTCTTTCATAACTGTTTTAGATAATTGAGTGGTAAATGGTTTAGCATTATATCCATCTTCCATATCCTTTGCTTCTTCCTCATCATCTTTCATTCCAGTTTTTAAATTTAAAGCATTTAAAAAAGCATATTTTCTTGCATAAGACATACAGTTACCTGAACCATATTTATCTTTCTTAGCAATAGCATGAGTTTCAATTTCAATAGAAGAAGAAGGGTCATCCAAATCTACAATAGTCATCTTGCAAGTAGTTCTGACAAAATCATCTTCAATAGTAAAATCTTTGTATGTGCAGTATGGATATAATTCATTTTTAATTAATGCTTCCATAGCAACAGCTTGAACCGCATCATGTTCTAAGGGATTAAAATTCATGCCACCTTTCTTTTCAGTTTTCTTAACCATCCTAGCGTCAGCGGAAGCTAACTTTAGTTTTTTATATATATTATTTGACATTTTTTCCTTTCTTTATTTTTGGTTTTGGTCTTAATGTTTCAAGCATCCTGTCTTTAAATGCTATATCATCTTTTAGTTTTTGTATTTTCTCTTTATACTTGTCATCAATAACTCTTAATTTATCATCTCTATCTATTAACATTTGTGAGTATCTTTTATTGTCTTGTCTAAGATTTCTTAGTTCAGTTTGCATCTTAGCAAGTTCCATCATTACTTTGTCAGTCATTATTTTTCCTTTCGTTACTCAATCCTGTTTGTAAAATTAATTTATGTTTTATTTGATTACCATTATAAGTAAGTCTTACAATTTTTTGTCTAGTGTCCATGTCATCTTCTTGTTTAAAAATTAAACCTAATTTTTTTAAAACATTTACACATCTAGATATAGAAGCATTAGGAACAATTGAACGATAGTAATCATAAAATTTATGCTCTATATCTTTTAAAGATAGTTCCTTCTTTTCTTTGCAAATAATATTGTAAATCATAACTGCTCTTAAAGGCACACCATTATTTGATACCTTTTTCTTTTTTGATAAATTATTAAACTCAATACAAGTTTCTCTAAAGTTCATTTTCCTCCTTATAGTTTTTCATAAAAGTCTTCTAGCCTTTGCATATCTTCTTCATGGTAGTTCTCTAATAAAAAATTAGATTTGTAGTTTCTAATTTCTGACCAATCCACACCAATAATCATAGCAAGTTTTTTCATATCTCCATTTGCCATCCTCAACATTTCTTGTCTTTGAATATTTATTTGTATGAATTTTTTAAAAAAATATTGAAGTCCTTTAGGGGTAAGTTCCCAACAATTATCAGGGGTAAAGATAGTATAATCATTATCTCCTACATAAATTAAATAAGGTTTATATTTATAATCAAAATGTTTTGAATAGATTGCTGTTTGAATACAATGAGTAAATTGAGGATATTTTATTTGTTGAGATTTAGAATATACCCAATCCCCAATTCTATTTTCATTTGGCTTATCATCTTTCTTAGGTTTTTTTAGTGGCTTTAAACTTACACTACCAAATCTATTTTTATGCTCAGTTATTTTTTTTTCATTATTATTAACACAATCAATATAACCTTCATTGGCAATATTTAATGTTTGACCCATATACTTATCATCATACCAATCAGAGAAAGGTTTTTCTGAAGACCATCCTGAAAAATTATCGGACACTTCATTGATAGCTTCTAAATGCCTTGACACATAACCTTTGATATTTTTTAAAATAAATTGTGCTTTCATTTTATTTTTTTCTTCAAAATCAAATTGTTCTATGTGAGTTTTAAAAGCAAGTTCCACATCATCAATCTTTGCCTGACCTATTAATATATTTTGAAACCAATCATGGATAAAAGTACCAGCTTTAAAACTGATAGATGGTTTTTCTTGTTTGAATTTTAAGTATGGGAATAGATGATATTTATTATACCACATCCAATTAGTTAATGCTGTTTGACTAGGTGAGGTTGTAGCTTTATTAAAATCACCTGTTGTAAAAGCTAAATCTGTAAATCTTTCTTCCATCTAAAAAAGTATTTACAAATTATTTACAATTAAGTCAATAGTTTTATTTGATTTATTTTTAAAATAATATATCTAATATAAATGAGTGTCGAAAAGGTGGATTTAAATTGGGAAGAAATATTATCAGGTGCTTCAACTGGGATTGTCAGGGAAGTGGAAAGTCTAAGACAAAATATTCAATGGGGTCATGGTGCTAAGTTTGACCGCTATCAAAAGTGGGGAAAGAGTGTATCAGGTACGCTTTGCGAAATGGCTTTGGCTAAAAAAATGAAATCATATTTTTCACATTCAGTTAACAATTTTCATGGTAAGGATTTAATCATAGATAATAAACCAGTACAAGTCAGATCACAGCTATATTCAAAACCAAACAAATCACTTATTATAAGACAAGGACATAAACCTGAAGATTATTACTTCTATGTTGGTGATGATTGCCCAACCTTTTATTTCTATGGCTACATACAGGCAAAAGATTGTCGGAAATATGGCAAGTGGACAGATTTCAATCAAGATAGACCTCATGTTTGGTCTGTACCTATTGAAAGTCTTAAACCTATTACAGAATTTATAAATGAAACCTAGTTTAGAACCATTCTTAAAAGTAGAGCATTCATTATTAGATAATGAGGTGCTAACATCTACTGAGAAATGCCTCTATATGCTTCTGAGAAGGCTTGAGAACGCACCTAAAGGATGCACACCTTCCTATGCCTATCTAAAACGAAAACTTAAAATAAAGGACAATAGGACAGTTCTGAGAGCTTTGGACAGACTACAACTATTTGGCTATATTACATGGGTAAATAGGGGTCAGAATAAAAGCAACAAATATTATTTTAGAGGCGATATTAATTTTCAATCTATATTGCAAGACAACCTAAGATTGCGTAAGGTTATGGCACAGAAACAGAAGAATAGATACAACCAAAGATTGAGGGATAACTTTGTGAATAAGAAGGGGATAAA